AGAGGAGTTCTACATTTTCGATGAGAAACCCGGCCAGTCCAACTCTTCGGTCAAGATTTCTACAGATGCGATTAGTTATGTCACATCTGGTGTACTCGATGAGGGTAGGAAAAAGATCCTATCACATCTACACAAGGCACTGAAACCCATCAACCAGTTACGTATGATGGAAGACAGTCTTGTAATCTATCGCCTTGCACGTGCACCCGAACGTCGTATATTCTACATCGACGTAGGTAACATGCCACGTGGAAAGGCAAACGAATACATGAAAGACATCATGGCAAAGTATCGTAACAAACTTGTCTATGATGCATCTACCGGTCAGATCAAAGACGACCGTAAACACATGTCTATGTTGGAAGACTTCTGGTTGCCACGTAAAGAAGGCGGTCGAGGTACTGAGATCTCAACACTGCCAGGCGGCGACAATCTGGGACAGATCGATGACATAATTTATTTTCAAAAGAGACTGTATCGATCACTCAATGTCCCAGTAAACCGTTTGGAACAGGAAGCGCAGTTCTCTTTAGGTCGATCCACTGAGATCTCTCGTGATGAGGTTAAGTTCCAGAAGTTTATCGATAAGTTGCGTCGTCGATTCTCTGGTATGTTTTTGGGTATTCTACGTAAGCAGTTGATCCTGAAAGGTATCATCACAGAACAGGATTGGGAAGAGTGGAAGGACGACATATACATTGACTATGTGAAGGACAACCACTTTACTGAACTCAAAGAGATGGAGATTCTACGAGAACGTGCCGGACTTATGAACGAGATGTCTGGTTTTGTGGGAGAGTTCATATCGAAAGAGTGGATGATGAGAAACATTATGCGGTTCTCTGACGAAGACATTGAGAGCATTGAGAAAGAAATTAATGGTGAGGTCGCTAGTGGCGAGGTCGAAGATCCAAAACCAAATCAAGGTAAAGAACCACGACCCGAACCTGAACCTGAACAAGACGATGAACAACAACCTGAAGGAGATAAATGATGTTACCAGACGATGATGTAGTAGTAGGCGAAGTTGAAACCGATGACGTTGCGGATGCCGCACCAGAGTCACCGAATCCTATCCAAGACTTTCTGAATTCAGTAGAGGGTCAGGACTTTGTCAGTGCAGAGAAACAGTTTAACGACATGGTCGGTGATCGTTTACAGAACGCACTAGACCAAGCAAAGGTTAAGATCGCGTCCAGTCTATATGACGACGATGCGGGCGTAGAAGTTGGTCCAGCGGACGATGGTGTCGAACACGAGTTAGATATCGGAGATGAAGTCACAGTCGACGACATTGACGACTTCGAAGAGATACTCGACGACGATCCAGAAGCTGCTTAAAAAACTTTTTTTTATAAATAAAACTACGGCGGAAGAAAGGTTTCATATGAAAAAGTTCCAACAAATTCGCGAAAAACGGGGTAAGATGCCGCCGGGCGACCACGTTTTTGATAAGAAGGTAAACCGTCACCAAGTGATGGTTCACAAGAACAAAGGAAAGTTTGACGTGTACATTGACGGCGACAAACTGGATACCTTTAACTCACAAAGGGAAGCGGAAAAGGCGGGTGTCACATTCGCAAAGGAATTTTAAATGAAACTGATTTCAGAATATAACACACACGATGTCCAGTGCATCGTAGAAAAGAAAGAAGACGGATCTAAGAATTTCGTCATCGAAGGTGTGTTCGCACAAGCAGAACAGAAGAATCGTAATGGTCGCATTTATCCAAAGGCAATTATGGAGAACGCGGTCAACAGATACGTCAAGGAACAGGTAAGTCAAAAACGTGCGGTTGGTGAGTTGAATCACCCCGAAGGACCGACAGTTAACCTTGACAAAGTTTCACATCTCATCACAGACCTCAAATTTGAGGGAAATGATGTTATGGGAAAGGCACAAATATTGGATACTCCTATGGGGCAGATTGTAAAAGGTCTTCTAGAAGGTGGTGTTCAACTAGGTGTGTCAACTCGTGGTATGGGTAGTCTTGAGCAGCGAAACGGTACAATGTATGTACGTGACGATTTCATCCTCAATACAGTCGATATTGTACAAGATCCTTCTGCGCCTGGCGCGTTTGTAAACGGTGTCATGGAAGGTGTAGAATGGGTTTGGAACAACGGAATAATTGAGGCTCAAGTCATTGAAGAAATGGAGACAGAAATTAAAACCGCTCCGAAGAAGCATCTCTATGAGACGCAAGTTCGCGAGTACAAGAATTTCCTCTCGTTGTTAAAAACAAACTTTAAGGAGTAATACCTATGGACCAACAGGACCAGAATGTAGAGCTTCCAGAAATTGAGGAAGCTAGTGCTCAGAAAATGCCGGTAGGAGATGAAGAGCAGTCTGTTGCTTCGGTAGACAAGGCGAGCGATGCCACAGGCACCGCACCAAAGCGTCGTGGAGACCAAGCGAACAAGGACGAACCAGATGGTGCGCCCAAGTCAAAAGCAGGCATGATCAACGCAATGGTTAAGAAGATGGACGGTATGTCCATGAAAGATCTCAAGGCCATGTATCACGAAAGTTCAGATGTAGAGATGGACGAAGACGCAGTAGAACTGCCAGAGTTCAACTACTCAAACGAACTAGATGCACTCGTTGAATCAGAAGCAACTTTGTCAGATGAGTTTAAAGCGAAAACTGCCGTAATTTTTGAGACTGCAATTAAGTCTAAGTTGTCTGAAGAAGTCAGTCGCTTAGAAGATGAGTATCAATCACGTCTTGAAGAGGAATTGGACGCAACTCGTTCTGACCTCGTAGAGAAGATCGATTCATACCTGAACTATGTAGTTGAAAATTGGATGGAACAGAACAAGATCGCTGTAGAACAGGGTCTCCGTACAGAAATTGCAGAAGGGTTTATGACTCGTTTGCGTGACCTGTTCGAAGAGTCTTACGTGACTGTTCCAGAAGCCAAGGTCGACTTAGTTGACGAACTCGCAGACGCAGTTGAGGAACTCGAAGAGTCACTCAATGCACGTACTGTTGAAGTTCTCGAAATGTCTGAGAAGATCGAGTCATTCCAACGTGAAGCGGTTATCCGCGAAGCGTCACGTGATCTCGCTGACACTCAGGTAGAAAAACTCGCTTCATTGGTACAGGGTCTCGACTTTGAAGACCAAGATGCATTCGCAGAGAAAGTTAAGACTGTGAAAGAATCTTACTTCAAGGCAGAAGTTCCTGCATCTACCGATGAGGTAAACGAAGACTGGAGTGCTGACCAGACCGTTGCTACAAGTGGCGCGATGGACATGTACCTCAACGCAATCAAAAAAACAAGTAAGTAAGGAGTATACTCATGCAAGTATCTTACGATAAGTTAGTTGAGAAGTGGTCTCCCATTCTCAACGAAGAAACTGCCGGAGAGATCAAGGATTCTCACCGTCGTGCAGTTACTGCTGCGGTTCTTGAAAACCAAGAAATCGCTTTCCGTGAAGACGCGCAAATGCGTGGAATCACTGAGGTAGCGGCGAACGCTGCTGCTGATGGTACAATTTCAGGTGGCGGTGCTGCTGACAACTGGAACCCTGTACTGATCGCTCTTGTACGTCGTGCAATGCCTAACTTGATGGCATATGACGTATGTGGTGTTCAACCAATGACTGGTCCTACTGGTCTCATCTTCGCGATGAAGTCAGTATACAAGACCACTAAAGCTGGTGTTTCAGTTGGTGACGAAGCACTGTTCAACGAAGCTGCTGTAGGTTTCTCTGGTGACTCTGCTACAACTGGTAACGGTGCTAAGGGTCCATCTGGTTTGGAAGGTGCTCGTAACCTTTATGACCTTGAATCAGACGGCACAATTGTCGACTCAGGTGCGTCTCACGTACCTTACGCTGGTGATGCATACACTACTGCGGAAGCTGAAGCACTTGGTAACACAGGTGAGTCATTCTCAGAGATGGGTTTCACTATCGAAAAGGCGACTGTAACTGCTAAGTCACGTGCACTGAAGGCAGAGTACACTCTTGAACTCGCCCAAGACCTGAAGGCAATCCACGGTCTTGACGCAGAGACAGAGTTGGCAAACATCCTGTCTACAGAGATCCTCGCAGAAATCAACCGCGAAGTAATTCGTACAATCAACGCTCAGGCGAAGATCGGTTGTCGTCAAGCGAACGTTACCACTAAAGGTATCTTTGACCTTTCATCGGACTCTGACGGTCGTTGGTCTGTAGAGAAGTTCAAGGGTCTGCTTGTTCAGATCGAGCGCGAGTGCAACGTAATCGCAAAAGAAACTCGTCGTGGTAAGGGTAACGTAGTCATCTGTTCTTCAGATGTTGCTACTGCTCTTGTTGCTGCTGGTATGCTTGATTACACTCCATCATTGTCAACTAACCTTCAGGTAGATGACACTGGTAACACATTCGCTGGTGTATTGAACGGTCGTACACGTGTGTACATCGATCCATATGCAACTGGTGACTACGTAACTGTCGGTTATAAGGGTACTAACCCATATGACTCAGGTGTGTTCTACTGCCCATACGTACCTCTGCAAATGGTACGTGCGGTTGGTGAGGACGATTTCCAACCACGTATCGGGTTCAAGACTCGTTACGGCATGGTATCAAACCCATACGTTGGTTCTACACCTTCAGACGGTCTTGCGACTGATCGTACTAACCAGTACTATCGTATCTTCCGTGTGGACAACATCCTCACATAAGATCGGTAATAAAAAGAATCCTTTTAGGGATCATTTTTGGGGAGTCTTCGGACTCCCTTTTTTTTAA